AAACTCTTTGTAAGAAACTTGGATTAGAAAAATCTTCTCCCATTCTAAGAGACTTGAAAGCATCTAAATACTCAGCAGTTACCTCAAAGTTTTCAGGAACTTCAAGAACTTGCATAATAGGATTACGTTTCCCAATACCAAGTTTCTGATGAAACCTTATAGTTCTCTGAGGAAATTTCTTCAAAACATTTAAAGAAACTTTACCATAATGAGTGGTATTGAAAGTATCTCCTGAAGTATGCTCATATCTATCTTTAAGTTTTCTAACTCTAGCGATAGAAACATTTTCATTATCACAAAGTTTCCAAAATCTTTGGACTTCTGTGGGTGCATTAGCAATAGCTGTTGTGGTAGCTGAACCTTTATTTGTATATGTTATAGCCATAATTTTTATTATTTATAGTTAAATTAAACTTTAGTTAAGGTCAAAGTCATAACCTATTCTTCAAACAAATCTAAACCTTCAAAGGTATCTTCATTGTTTTCTAAATTCTCTAAAAATTCTTTTAAGTCATCATTCATATCATTCTCCTAAATGTTTTAATGTTGCTTTGATGTTGGAAAGTATGGCACAGTCGACCATATTTTGTCAACAGAAGACCTGCACATAAAGATAAACTCCATGCTTAATTATTTCCATGATAAGTGTTTAGGGTCAAGAAAGTAGTCACGAGGTTTCTTTGTAAACCCATAGTCTTTGTACCATTCTCGCTTTCGCTTTTCACTTGGTACAAAAGTATGAGACTCTACGTCTCTTCTCCATTGAACAAACGCTTTAGTCTTAAAGTTTTCTATAGATATTCTAGCTCGGTGGTTATTACTACGCATAGTTACCCACTTTCTGCCAACTTTAATTTCATAAACTCTATGTCCAAACTTTCCCATAAAGAAAGTTCTAAAGTGGTCGGACATTTGAGGGTTTAAAAGTCTTTCTTGTCTCTCAGGTGAAATAGTTTCAATCAGATTTTCCATAATTATCTCCTTAATGTTTTGTTGGTGTTGGTATTAAACTTTCTAGTAAAACTTGAGCTTCTTCTAAAAGTTCTAAAGTTTCTTGAAGAATACCTAATCTTTGTCCTAAATATTCTCTGTTTTCATCAAGTTCTCCAACACAAACAATCATACCTATAGGAAAAGCTATCTTTTCAATCTTTTGGCTTAATTCCTCATAAGTTTGAATTTCCAACTCTGAAGGGTCTCTTTCACAGTTTAAATATTCTATATTATCTTTATTATTCATAATAATTTCCTTTGTTGTTTTGCTGTGGCACAATTGCCAAAGCCACCACATCAGAACATGGTGGTCATCTTTTGTCAAGTGAAGACACGCCTTATAAATAAACTTTACTGCGTAGAGATTATAGCATAAATCTTATATAAAAACTACATAAACTTCATGCTCGTGTAAGCATTTGAAAGGGGTTGAAACGCATAAGTGTATGTGTAAATAATTTATATAAAACTTATATAAATTTTATGTAGGTACTTACGTGAGTATTTATGCGTAAAAGATTTGGAAATATTTTGCTGATTTTTCAGCTCAGCTAATTTTTCAGGTGTTTCCACAGGCATTATGCGTAGGAGAAATTGCGTATGAAAATGTGTTGACAGGGTTTTGCTTTTCGGATTACTATGTAATGGCAAATTTCGGCAACAATGCTGAAATATTCAATAACTGCCCTAAAGGGCAAGGATGAAAAAAATGGCTAAAACAGCTAAAAATGATGCTAAAGCATCAACAACTGGAACCAACTATAACCCTGAAGCTAAAGCTTCTTACCCACAGGTAATGAAACTAGCTATGCACTTCTCGAAACTGGCTAAATGTCCGAAGGACATCAAGTTCGGAACTTTGAGAGGTCATTATTTAGCTAAGCTAAATGATGCTAAAAAGCCTTTGACTCAGGGTCAAGTTACTAAACTTCTTACGCTGAAAGCAGTTCCAACTGCTACGTTGAAGTCTATGAGGAGCTACAAAGATTTACAATCTTCGTAGTAATTTGGGAATTTGGGGACTTTATGTCCCCTTTTTCCTTAAATTTTTATAATAAAAATTGGAGAAAATTTATGAGTATAAATTTTGAAGTGTCTAAGCATACGTTTTTAGATGGATTACATCTAAAATCTGAGTTTGAGAATGGATATGAAGTATCCATAGTTCCTGCTTTTGCTCCTATCGGAGCAATGAAGTCCTTGCCTAAAGGGATTGAAACCCTTCAAGGAAGGGTTGAGTTAGGAATTTGGTTTGAAGGTACTATGATTAGTACCTTTAGTGACGAGGATTTAACTTACTTGACTCCGTCAAGAGCTTACGAAATCTGTGAAGAGGTCAAAGACCTCGACCCAAATATCTAATAAGATATTTGAAACCTTAAAAGGGGAGCTTTAGAGCTCCCTTTTTTTTGTTCTAAAAACAACAACCAGGTATCTTTCAGATACTTGGTTAACAATCAAATTTAACCCTCTTTTAAGCTCTTTAGAGCTTCAAAAACTATCTAACCCTAATCACCCTACCAACCAGAGTTAAAAACTCTGTAGAGCCTTGATTTATCTATCGAAGCTGTAAAGACTTTAAAGTCTTTAAAGTTATAATAGAATTACATAAATTCTCTTAGAATTTTGTAAACTTCATAGTCTTTTTAAACTCTAAAGAGTTTAGACAGCTCAGCTCAGCTCGTTAAGATGAGATTTAAGTCTGAAAGACTTACCTAGCTTCTTAAATCTTCCAAACTCTTTAGAGTTCAATAGGGTAGGCAGGTGACCACCCCCCTCTCCCCCTATATATGCACAATCTTATACATTTTTAGAAGTTTTGAAGTGTTAAGTTGAGGTGATGTCGGGTCTTTAAAGAACTTTAAAGTAGGTAGAAATACATAGATATACAACCCTCTACCGGACAAGCCTTAGTATATAGTCGTGAGATAGTTTTGTCAAGTACTTTTTAATTTATTTTTAAATAACTTGACAAAAGCATACCCATACCCTATAATAAAACAAATGAATCTTCCGGTCACTAAAAGAAAACTAACAGAAAAACAACAGTCTTTTCTTAATAACCTTATAGAGACTAAAGGAGATTTAAAGCTTTCAGCAGAACTTGCAGGATACCAAGGAAACCACTACCAAATTATGCAAAGTCTTAAACAAGAAATAGTTGAGTTAGCCGAGACAGTACTTGCAAGGGAAGCACCTAAAGCAGCATTTAAACTTATTGAAGTTATGGATAGTGAAACAGCTATACCGCAAGCTAATGTAAAGTTACAAGCAGCTCAAACATTATTAGATAGAGTTGGTGTTTCTAAGACAGAACGTATGCAGGTTGACCATAATGTTTCGGGTGGTATCTTTATATTGCCTGAAAAAGAAACAATAGATATAAACGCTGAAGACGTACAATATGAAGATATTCCTAACTGAGTACCAAGTAGATAATAAAATCTATGCAGGTATTAATATATTTGCTCCAAATGATTACGAAGCAGAACTTATTGCTAAAGAGCAAGGAGTAACTATTGTAGGTGAAATAACAGGAATAACATTCAAACCAGAGTTTGAAAACTACTTAAAGCAAGTAGATGAAGTATATATAGAAGAGAAGGTGTTACACTAATGGCAACTAAAAAGAAATCTACAGTTAACAAAGCAGGGAACTACACTAAGCCTACAATGAGAAAGAACCTCTTTAATAGAATTAAAGCAGGAACTAAAGGTGGTAAAGCAGGTCAATGGTCTGCTCGTAAAGCTCAGATGTTAGCAAAGCAATACAAAGCTAAAGGTGGGGGCTATAAGTAATGGCACTTAAAAAGTCTCAGAAGTCTTTAAAGAAATGGACCAAACAAAAATGGAGAACTCCTAGTGGTAAGAAATCTTCAAAGACTGGAGAAGTTTATGCACCCGCAGCTACGATAAAGAAACTTAAATCAACTGAAGCAGGTAGAAAGAAACTAGCAGCAGCTAATAAAAAGAAACGAGCAGCTACTGCAAAAGGTAAACAACACGCTCGTCATGGATTACATAAAGGAAAGAAAAGATAATGGCTAAAAAAAGAGACCCTAAATTAGTAAAGGCAGGTGTATCAGGATATAATAAACCTAAACGAACTCCTAGTCATAAAACTAAATCACATGTTGTTGTTGCAAAGAAAGGTGACAAAACTAAAACAATAAGGTTTGGACAACAAGGAGTAAGTGGTGCAGGAAAGAATCCTAAGACTGCTAAAGATAAAGCACGTAAAAGAAGCTACTATGCTAGACACAACGCACAAGATTCAAGTCCTGATAAGTTTAGTGCTAGATATTGGTCACATAAAGTAAAATGGTAAAGAATGGCAAAGCAAGTAGGAAGTGACGAAAAGCCTGTAATGTTTAGAAAGACTATAGCAGGTAAAGGTTCTAGAGCAAGACCCGGTGTATACAGTCAAGAGTATAGAGATAACTTTGATAAGATTTTTGGTAAAAAAGAAATAAAAACTAATTAGGAGATAAAATGGATATATTAATATTATTAGTTGTTATAGTAGTTGTTGGTGCAGTAGTACTTAAAAGGTCTAAGCCTGATACATATAATAACATTAAAAATAAATTACTTAGTTTAATTAATACTAAGTAATAAATGGCATACTCACAACAAGTACTAGATAGGTTTGACAGCGTTCTTAAAGAACCTGACAAACATTCAGTTGGTCGTTTCGACCCCACAGACCCAAACGTAGCTACCGGTATGACAGGAGCACCTGCATGCGGTGATGTTATGCGTTTACAATTAAAGCTTGACGGGGACTTAATAGAAGACGTTAAGTTTAAAACATATGGTTGTGGTTCTGCTATTGCATCCTCGACCATGTTTGTTGAAATGTTAAAGGGTAAGACTGTTGAAGAAGCAAAGCAAATCAAAGATAAAGATATAGCAGAAGCTTTACAACTTCCACCCATAAAGCTTCATTGTTCTGTTCTCGCAGAAGAAAGCATACATAAAGCCATAGAAGACTGGGAAAATAAAACAACACATAGAAAACATAATCAATGAATGAAACTCCAAAAGGATATATAAAAAAGAAAAGCAAGACTATTCCTTTTGGTTATGAACAAAGTGAAATTGAGGGTTGGTTAAAACCAATCCAAAAAGAACTATCTATACTTAAAAAGTATATTCAGAAGGTTAAAGACGAAGAGTTTTCTTTAAGAGACGCAGCAGAATTAATTAGTTCTGAAACAGGAAGGAAGTTAAGTCATGTTGGTTTATCTAAGTTAGTAAAGAAAAGTAAAGGTGGTAGACCTGTAGGTTCTAAGTCTAGTAGTTATAATTATTCTAAAGCTCATAAAAGAAAGTTATTAGTTAAAAGAGAAGAAAAGAAATTAAAGAAAGAAAAAGAAAAGTTAAAACTAAAAGAAGAAAAACTAAAAAGTGAAAAAGAAGTTTTAACTAAAGCAACTGAAGATACAAAGAATAAGGTTGTTATAGATGAAGATTTAAATACTGTTGCTCCTTCTGTTCAAGAAGTATTAAAAGATAGTAATATAATCTTTCATGCTAATGAAGGACCGCAAACAAAATTCTTAGCAGCAGACGAAAAAGATGTCCTCTATGGAGGAGCAGCAGGTGGTGGCAAAAGCTATGCTATGCTTATAGACCCACTACGTTATGCACATAAGAAAGCTCATCGTGGTTTAATACTCAGACGTTCTATGCCAGAACTACGAGAACTTATAGACAAGTCTAGAGAACTATATCCTCAAGCATTTCCGGGTTGTAAGTTTAAAGAAGTAGAAAAAGTTTGGAACTTTCCTAGTGGGGCTAAGATAGAGTTTGGTTTCCTTGAACGAGACGCAGATGTATATAGGTATCAAGG